CCGATGTTTGTTATACACACGGATCATCATGACTCACAATCAGGAGTTGAAAAAGAAACGGCAACAAGTTTTAGACATTCAAGATCAAACGTTGAAACAATATCCCAGGTCGTATCACCAAAAGAAATATTCCCATCCGATGACATCCTTTTAATTTCAACGGTGGATTCGGCAAATTTTGCGTCAAATGAAATAACACCTGAAATGGTAATGAATTACCTTTTTAAATTTGACAAAGATTCATCCTTAAAACAAAACAAAATGTTGATGGGCTTGGTGACAAATAAATTATTGTTAGCATTCAAGAACAAGCCAAAGTTTTTGGAAACAATAGTAATGGAAGCAAAACCATCACTTATCAGCATATTAAATAATATCAAAAAACAAATTTTAGAGAAGGGTTATGTTAAACCGGAGATTCTAAAACAAAACCAAGAAACGTATGTTCAACAAATGAAATCACACCCAAATGTAAAAGTTGAGGATGGTATCATTATTCAATATGGTGGTGGTAATATGATGAAACCCGGTTCTTATGATAGGTATACACCATTCAGAAACAACCCAGAAGCCGACTTTATTGTGATAGCTTGGCCACTAGGTTTGGTTCAAGCATCTTGTAATCCATTTAAAAAAGAAAGAGCGTTGAAAGGAATTAATTTGGGTGAAATAGCACAAGAAGTTCTATCAAAGTGGGAATCACAATTAAAAGAAAAATATGTTTCGTTATCAACATTAAAATGGATTTCAGAATCTGGAAAAGATTTTGGTCCAGAATCGGTTGGTTTTACTTTTAAAGATTTTATGGCTCTTTATGGTGATTATTATAAGTCAGTTGATAGGGGTGATGAGGTGTTGGACTTAATTGAAAAGGCGATGTTAAAACCATTCACAAGTTTAACTGAAGAAGAAATGAAACTACTGGATGATGTTGAAATTAATGTGTGGGATTTGATCCAGGCTAACAGTGGGGGTCATAAATCGATTACTAATATTTCCGGGCTAAATTACATCGGAAGATCAAAAAGACCACCAAAAGGAGGTTATAAATACGACGCAGAAAGTGAAGATGCGCCATATGTTAAGTTTACTAAAATGATTCAAAAAGAATTTGTGAGGGTTCTAAAAGAAAAAATGAAACAAACCGAAAATATTACAGAATCGGTTGAAAAAAAAAACTTAATTTCTCTTTTAAAAAACCACATCAATAAAAAACACCTATTATCTGAAAAAGATTGGGATTTTATAATTAATGAGTTGGATTGTGTTATTGATAATAGAGGACAATGGGATCATCCCGGCAAATGTACACTTATTAATAGTAACACCATCACAATGAAGGATGTACTATATTCGTTAGTGGGAATTGATAATACTGGACATATGAAACTTATGTTACCAGAAAAAAACTATAATTTTCCAGGAAAAAAGGTACTTGAAATACCTTTAAAAGGGAAATTTAAGGATTTGATTTGTAAAACAATTGGGGAACGACCCAATGATAAAATTGAAATACGAATAAAACATGAGTGAAGAACAACACATTGAAAGTGAAATCTACTCATACATCACCGACAAAGGTCAGAGGGTGTATACACCAAATGTTCAGTTTGCCGAAATTATGGCAAACAAATATGGAACTCAAAAGGTATATGTAGAAAAAAATTAAAAAAAGTTGACAAAGTACTTGTCTAAATGAAAAAAAAGACTTAACTTTGTAAAACAAATCGGAAAAGTCCGAAACGTTCTTTGAAAATAGGAAATTAGACCGAAAGGTTAACATAATTAAAAAAAGTGAATTAACACCTCCCTTTCTTTAAGTATGGAATTTAATAGGTCATTGGGCCGTGTATGGTCCATTAAAATAAACCATGAAAGTGGGATAAAGTGAATCAGAAGTGTAACTGATTTGCGGCTTGGGAGACCGAGCTTGAGTACACAAGCGGGATACCGTTTAACCTTTAGTACCGAGGGCAACGCTGTAGGGAAAGTGGTTAGATGATTTGGCGATGTGGGTCGTCTGATTGAGGTGGGAACACCAATAGGAATAACCCGTAGGAATAGTGCAAAACTTAAAGTTATCCAACTTTAATATTGCGTGTTCCAGTATTATAGGATACTTAAAACCGAAAGGTATGTTTGTGTACAGGTGGTGCTGTTACAAACCCTAATGATTCCTTACCAAAGGAATTGTTTTGAAGTAGTCTAGAAATATGGAAACTGGGAAGTTTCAGAGAGTAGTTAAGTATTGATTCGTTCAAAAGATGGGTCAGCTTGGTTGACGGACCACTACTTTCACAATCCACGACACACAACATTTTTTACAATTGGATGTAAAATCATAAACGTAATAATGGAAAAGTGTCCGTCAGGTTTGGATGAAAGGTGATTACATAGTAATGAGTTGTTCATTGCACACAAGGATCCCAAGTCTGAGTGTATTTATCCAAAAAACCTTTAATCCCGCAAGGATGAACTGGGGCGGCAGTCTCGGAAAGAGTTAAGTAAGATGAGAGTAATTCAAACCTCAAGGAGTGGTATACCTAAAAAACCATCACTGAGAAATACCATTCAAAAGATGGTGGATACGAAGGGAAACAATAATCCTTCAAAAGGTTCTCACAAACAGCTGTAATCTCAGGCTTATTTTTAAAAAAAAATTACTGGTAAAAAAATTGATGGATGAGATGGATTTCTTATCCATTTTTTTATTTCAAAAAAAAAATAAAAAAAACATTTGTCAGATTCAAAAATTATTCCTACATTTGTAGAAATAAAAGATATGACACACAAACACGTTACAATTATTCATCCAAAGTACGGTGAAGTTTTAAATGAAACTTTTATGGATGAGGTTCAGTTTAAAATATTTTTGAATATGGTCCATTCTTCAATTGCGATGGATCAAAACCTTTCAACCTTTAATGGTAAGGACTTTTTGGTACACATTCCTTGTTCAATATTAAAAGAGTCTCTGGTAATTGGTAAAACAACTGAAGTTTCAATGGCTGATGTTGTTTTGACGAAATCTAAGTTGGAGGGGTAGTTTCTTTGTTTCTCTTTAAAACAAAGTGGTGGCTGTTGCGACATTCAATGTCGTCCCTAAAATTAAGGTGAGGTAATACTCACCTTTTTTTGTTTCTGGATATATTTATTGGTATATGAAAAAGATTATATCTGAAAATATGAACTACCATTTGGATAATGGTATAACATTAACTGAAAACATATTCAGACCATTTTCCGATGAGTTTTTTAATTTAATCAATGAGGCCAGAGAATTATATAACGAAGGTTATATTGATGTGGATGAGGATGAAAAATGGTTGGTTGAAAGTGATTTTGGAAAAAAAGTAAAACTTACAAGTGGGAAAATTGTTAGACTTGAAGTTCCATATATTGAAAATTCAATTAATGAAGCTGAATATAAGGGTAGAAAAGTTGAACTTGGGAAACCGATGAGAAATACAGGTGGTGGAAAAAAATATGTGGTGTATGTTAAAAATCCATCTACCGGTAAAGTTAAAAAAATTAGTTTTGGTGATAAAAAGGGGGGTTTAACCGCTAAAGTATCAAATCCGGAAGCTAGAAGGAATTTTGCTTCCAGACACAATTGTAAAGCCAAAAAAGATAGGTTAACGGCCGGTTACTGGGCCTGTAGAATCAATCGCTATGCTCATTTATGGGGAGGAAAAAGTTATGGAGGGTACTGGTGATTTACCATTTAAACAAAAAGATTTTGGAAACACCAAAATAAGAACGTTTGATTCGTCGGTGGATGAATATGAATTAAAATGGCATAGAGATAGAGAGGACCGGAAAGTTATTATCATTGAATCAAACGGTTGGAAATTCCAATCGGATAATTCATTACCAACGACATTAAAAGAAGGCGATCAGATATTTATACCAAAAGATACCTTTCATAGAGTTATCAAGGGGAATGGAAATTTAAAAATTAAAGTTGAGTTTTTATGAAAAAAATTATTATAACAGAAAAACAATTGGAAGATATGGTTAAACACATCAAAGAAAATCATGATGATGGTTCATATATGGCAAAACAACAATTATTTACAATCGCAACATTGGCTTACAAAATGTGGGAAATGATGGAGGATGGTGAACAACTTGAGGATTGGATGGAAACCAAAATCGCTCAATCCGAACAATCAATCCTTGCCGTTGTAAAATCCTTTATGTATGATGAAGCTGAAGATAGGATGAAAAAAAATGGTGATATCGGATTGGATGGATTAATCATTGGAATGTAATTTAAAATTAATATAATTTGTCCTCCGGTTATTGACTGGGGGATTTTTATTTTGTATCTTTATGAAAAAAAGGATGTACGTTATAGTTAAACATATTAAAACGGAAAATAGAAAAAGAGTTCCAGTTATCATTTTGAATGGTCACAATGAAATTTGGGAATTTGACACTTTTGAACAGGCCGATGATATGAAAAAGATTTTTGAATTGAATTCAGATTCCGGTCACAAATATGAGGTTAAAAAACTTCATTAAAATATGGTCCCGTAGCTCAACTGAATAGAGCAATTGCCTCAAATAGGGGGCGTTTAATTGGAAACAGTTAAATGGAACTCATCAAATTCGGGGAAGCCTGTAAAATGGTAATCCCGAGCCAAGATCTCAGAAATGGGATAAGGTGTAGAGACTTGACGGTGAGTACCTAAGTCCAAATGGATAAGGTAATGAGAAAGTCCAGACCACAAACAATTAAATTGGTAGTGAAAACTATAGTGGTACGTCTAAGCAATAGGTTGATGGTTTGAATCCATCCGGGATCACAAAAACAAAACTAATATGGAGGATATTCACCAACAAATCCACGAAGAATTTGTAAATAGCGAAGATTTTTTAATTTTTTTAAAAGAACTTGACATATATTCAGAAAAATATGTATCTTTGTAAAAAGAAATCATATGAACAAGGAACTTATCGCACTATTTTTTGCCATGGAACATGAAGCCGACGAATTGATTGATGTATTTGTTAAAGAACAACTCCTTGATTTTTATATTAACGGATGTGAGTTAAGGTTACGAATGGAAAAAAGATTCAATGAATTTAATGAGTTTCATAAAGAAACCGGAATCACTTTGGGTAATTTGTTACTTAACAAATACAATTTGGCAAAACAACTTCACGTATTAAAAATCGCGTTGGGAAAGTTGGGTGTACAGGGAATTGATGAAGACCAATATATAATGTTAAATAACTAATGAAATCATTCAAAGACATAGAATTTAAAACACATCCAATAGGTGAAGGTAAACACGGATTAATTTTTTTTCCAAATGGGTATGGTGTGTCTGTTGTTAGATTTAAAAGACCGTATAGTGATAGAGGTTATGGTAGTTATACATCAAATGATAATGAGTGGGAAGTTGCTGTACTATATGGTAACGAAGAAGAATGGGAATTGTGTTATAACACACACATTACAGATGATGTGATTGGTCATTTAACGGAAGGTGAAGTTGACAATATAATGATTCAAGTTCAAGAACTTTAATTTTTCAGAGTACCACCATATTTATTTCATATGGCATTGGAACCAAACAAACTTTATGGTCTAGCACAATCTTTAGCTGAAATAGTAAAAGAAGAATATGGTAGTACATTTAAATCATTCTCAAAAATAGTAAAAACGTGCAAAACAGATACATTTGCACAACTATTGTTATCCAGACTAACAACCAATTATGAGTTAGGACAACTTATTTTCATCACAAACTTAATCCTTAATAGTTCCGACGATAAAGAAACAATCTTGAATATGAGTAAAGATTTGTATATTTATGACATCAACTTTTATGAGGATAGTGAGACCTTACAGGTGGAGTGTGGAAGATGTCGGGGTACCGGTACAGAAAATTGTGGTGAGTGTGGCGGTGACGGATTGTTGGAATGTAGATTTTGTGACGGTGAAGGCGAACACGAATGTCAAAAGTGTTGGGGTGATGGAACTGAGGAATGTAGACATTGTGGTGGTGATGGGACCGAAACAGAAACTGAGACGGATGATGAAGGTGATGAAATTGAAGTGGAAGTTGAATGTGTAATCTGTGATGGTAAAGGGGCCGAAGAATGTAGAGATTGTGGAGGTCAAGGTGGTTTTGAATGTGAAGAATGTAACGGTAAAGGAAACAATAGATGTCACCAGTGTGGCGGTGAAGGTGAATATACCTGTTTTGACTGTGATGGTTATGGGTTTGCCGATAGTAACCAAGAAAAATATGGGATAAGAAAAAGATCAATTGTAACACTTGGTAATGTTTTTTCCGATTATATTGGTGATATAATGTTACTTAGTGATTTTGAAGAAATGGACGGTGATTATGATAAAGTACCATATTCGTTTACAATTAATTCAAGGTATTTCCCAGATGAAGATATACCAAAAGAAGATAGACAAGAAAGTTTAGGTGTTGATGATGATTTTGTTGTGTTTAGAGAAGGATACAAGTTGGAAAATTACCCAAATGACATTAAACTTTAAAATAATGAACTATTTATAATAAAAATTGATTATGAAAAAAGTAATAAAATTAACAGAATCTGATTTGACCAGGATAATTAAAAGAACCATCAACGAAATGGATGATGAATATAAGGATCTAAGTATGTATAATCCGTATTATGATGAGGAAGATGACTTCAGTGATTTAGATAATACCATATATGATGGAATGGAAGATGAGGAGTGGGGTGAAACTGATAAAGGTGAAGAAGAACTTCAAGATTTAATTGAAGATGCTAGAGACTTTTTGGAAAATGAATGTGGATATGAAATTGAGGAACTAAATTCAATGAGTGAAGACGATATTGTTGACGCAATATTTGATGAAGGAAATGTTGAGTTAGCTAAAAAAATTGATAAATTATTAGACTTTGAAGGTTTTTATGATGGTGCTGAAGAAGGTGAACTTGGTGAAGGTTGGGATGATGACATACAAAAAAGTAGATATCCAGAAGATTATAAACCAGAAAATTATAGAAAAATACCAAAAGGGTTTCTTAGACAATATTCGGGTTCTAAAATGGATCCAGAAGGGACAATATTAACAAAAAGAAAAGGAGAACCATTTGACGAATTTCTGGATTTTGATGATGAAGATTTTGTATAAATTAAAAAAAAATAAATAAAACACTTGTCAATTAAAAAAAAATAATTATATTTGTAACATAAATTGAAACTTTTTTAAATAACGATATATTTATAACAAAAATGAAAACAACTCTTAAACATATGGTGATTAGTCAGCAACCGAGCAATCAGTGGTCGTTCTGCTATAATACACTTAAACCGTTAAGGGCATTTTCATTTATGAGTTAATAACGATTAACAAACATAAAAAAAGAAATATAAGACCCAAGGCAACAAACCTTGGGTTTTTTGTTTTATATTGGTCTCTTAGTTTAACTGGAAAAATACGACTCTTGTAAAGTTGAGTTATCGGGTCAGTTCCGATAGTGACCTCAGAAGAAAAAAGTTCTTTGACATATTGGCCTTATAAAAAAGGAAGGGTGGTAGAGTGGTTTATTGCACCGGTCTTGAAAATCGGAAATCTTAACGGATTCGTGGGTTCAAATCCCACCCCTTCCTCAGTAAAAATATTGTGGGGTAGACGAATTGGCAAAGTCACCAGGTTTTGACCCTGGAGGTAAAAATACCATTGGAGGTTCAAGTCCTCCCCCCATAGCAAATAATAACCAGACGTAGCTCAGTTGGGAGAGCGGGTGCTTTGGGAGCATCAGGTCGTAGGATCGTGCCCTACCGTTTGGACCAATAATAAAAACAAGTGTTGACTTCAAGTCCCAGTAGGGAAGTACACTCAAAAAACAAAAATGGGGAAAGTGACGACTATAGAAACGACGAGTACCAACGAAGGGATCAAAAAATTGATTAATTAAAAAATAATAGTTATTTTTAATTTTTAAGGGAGAGTAACCGGTAATTGGTAGCCGCAAGTAAGATACAATGTCGGGTTCCCTGTAGTGGTAACGGATTAAACCATGGTAAGTAAGCCACAAGAATCTAGTAAGAAGTGACAGATGGGTTCGTCACGACTAAAGTATCAACCACCGAGATGCTGGCGAGCTGAGGGGGTGGTTAAGAAATACCCCTAAATACGTACCAGCTCACGTAGCTTAATCGGGAAAGCCCCACGCTGATATCGTGGTGAGAATCGGATCGTAACCGGTCGTGAGCACAAATGGAAAGTAACCCCTGAAGGCGACGGGACACGCCTGCTAAGCATTGTGATCGGTGAGAATCCGATTGTGGATCGTTACCACTGCTTTCCTCAATAACCCGTATGATCAGGGATCAAAGTTGGCTCATATCCGACTTGAGGTTGGTTCAAGTCCAACATACGGGACGCATCTCCCTAACGGAGAAGGTAATGGCGTGGTTAGGCCGAATTGACCCTCCCCACTTACGGAGTGGGGTTTATATGGTATATGTAGCTCAGTTGGTAGAGTGCTGGTTTGTGGAGCCAGAAGCCGTGGGATCGTGACCCATCATATACCCCAAAACAAAAAAATGGAGATTAAAAAAGAATTAATTGAACAAATTAAAAACAAGGTATTGGATCACCATAAAATTTACCGTATACCAATTAAAGCGGAATATTGGGAAGATATTGTTGATTCAATAATGGGTGGCGATAATTCAAACTTTGTTCCCTTTAACCATAGTAAGGGATTTGACATTGAGTTTGAAATTGATTGCACCAAATATTTACCCCAATTAAAAAGTGGTGTAATTGAAAATAACAGATTATATTTTCCTTCACATAGGTTAAGCCGATTTTTAACTTTGGAAGAAAAACTGGATTTTTTAAATAATTTAACTTATGATCATTATATATTTTTGGCAAGGGACAAGGGTGAATGGAATAAAAAATACCACATCCATACTTTGGAAACCAAAAAAATAGATTTTAATAGTTTAAATTGGATTGAAGTTTTGGGTAAAAAGGGAAGATATAAAAATGAAGTTTCTGGTTGGCAAGGAACAAATGAAAATAACACAATTAATTGTAAAATAGTCAAATCAATGTCCCACCAGTTGTGGGTTGAGGTTGATTTGAAATTAACGACTTTATTGGATGTAATTGAAATATGTTAGAAAATAAAATATTATTGTTGGATTGTTTGGAAGGTCTTAAAGGTAAGGAAGATAATTCAATTGATACCATTATAATTGATCCACCCTATAATATTGGGAAGGATTTCGGTAATGATTCAGATAAACAACCAATGGATGATTATTTAAAATGGGTAAAGGAATGGGTAAGTGAATCATATAGGACATTAAAAGATGGTGGTTCAATGTTCATTTATGGTTTTAGTGAGACCTTGGCTTATATTTTCACAAACATTGAATATAAAACAAAAAAATGGTTGATTTGGCATTATACAAACAAAACAACTCCCGGTAGTAAGTTTTGGCAAAGGAGTCACGAATCCATTATTCAGGTTTGGAAGGGTAAAACACCATTATTTAATGTTGATGAGGTAAGAGAAGAATATACTGAAAGTTTTATTAAAAATTCGGCCGGGAAAAAGAGGAAGGGAACCAAAAGTAGGTTTGGTGAAAAAGATACGATTTATAACGCAAATGAAAAAGGAGCCTTACCAAGGGATGTGATTAAAGTTGCCGCTTTGGCTGGTGGTGCCGGGTTAAAAGAACGTTATTTTTATTGTGAAACTTGTGATTTGTTTTGTGAACCAAAAAATAAAAAAGAACATCAAAATCACCAGGTTATTATTCACCCAACCCAAAAACCATTAACATTGAGTGAAAAATTAATAAAATCATCCATTCCGGATAACGTTAAACCAAATATTTTAATTATATTTGCTGGGTCGGGAAGTGAATGTGTTGTTGCAAAAAAATTGGGTTGCAATTTTGAAGGTTATGAAATAAATGAAAAATATGTTAAATTGGGAAATTCCTGGTTGGATAACACAAACTTAACATAAAAAGATGATACAAAGCGTAGAATGGCAAGCGCGGAGAGGCGTGTCGCAAGGGTATCACACTAAGGATAGGTAATCAATCTTAATTGTATTGATGTAACAACCCGACTCTCTAATGGTGTGTGAAGTGTCGTAGAAATACGAATCCCAGATTCCCGATAAAGTCATTTATCATCTTTTTTAAATATCCGATGTCGGTCCCGAGCTAGGTCGGGCGATACTGCGTCGTAGCTTATGGAAGCGGCAGGCCTCCAAAACCTCGCATGGACATTGGGTTCAATTCCCTGACGACGCGCTAAAATAAGGAACCCTGGTGTAAGTAGGTGTGTCACGTCGGTCTGAAAAACCGAAAGTAACCGTTCAACTCGGTTGGGTTCCACAAAAATTAATTAAGATGAACAGAGTATTCCGAAAAGTTACTGGTGAACCTGTATCTGACATTGTAAAACACACAATTGACATTCTAAAAGATTGTCCCTGGGTTGAGGTTCACATCGGAACTGATTCTCAAAATCATAGAAGGTCAACTGTTTATGTGACAGCGATTGCTTATAGGTTCGGAAATAGAGGTGTCCATTATATTTACCACAAACAAAAGGTTAAAAAAGTAAGAGATAAATGGACAAGATTATGGAATGAAGCTGACCATTCAATTGAAGTGGCGGAATGGTTAACACAAAAGGTCAATGTAAAAGTTGAAATTGATTTGGACTACAATAGTGATGAAAAACATTTTAGTTCAAAACTGGTTCAACCAGTAGTGGGGTGGGCAATGTCGTTGGGTTATAAAACAAACATTAAACCCCACAATCAAATTGCAACAAAGGCGGCAGATCATCACTGTCGTTAATATAAGGTTCCGTGACCGAGAGTTTAGGTGCCGATCTGCAAAATCGGTTACATTGGTTAGAATCCAATCGGAACTTCAACAAAACGCCCCTATGGTGGAATGGCAGACACATCCGGCTTAGGCCCGGATTCCTTTAAAACAGGAGTGAGAGTTCAAGTCTCTCTGGGGGTACAAAAAACAAAAAAAATGAACATTACAAATAAAAAAGTTAGGTTTGAATATGAAATCATTGAAAAATATGTTTGTGGGGTTGTATTGGTCGGAAACGAGGTTAAATCAATCCGGGATAGTAAGGTCAGTATTGTTGACACTTTTTGTTATTTAAAAGATGGTGAGATATTTGTTAAGAACATTAATATAACATCCAACGAAGAAAAAAGAGATATTAAACTCCTTTTAAAGAAAAAGGAAATACGGGATATTGAAAAACGACTTGAAAAAGGATTAACTATTGTTCCTTATAGAATATTCCTAAGCGAAAAAAAATTAATTAAGTTGGAAATTGTTATAGGGAGGGGAAAGAAACTCTTTGATAAACGTGAGACAATAAAAAAGAGAGATCAAGAGAGGGATATGTTAAAAAATGTTAAAATTTAGTTTGATATTATAAAACATCTTATCTTTGTTTCATAATTAATCATTTAAAAATAAAACTTATGAAACTCAATATATTATTGATTTGGATGAAAATACGTCATCATTTTATAAAAATGGTAAACTTACATCTGTTTTACCTATTAATGTTACCAAAATCAATCAAACACAACTACAAATTCATATTTTGGAGGAGGGATTTGATTATGGGTTGATTGTAAACACCGATATTAAAAATGAATCCGTTACACGTTATGTTTTTTATTCTTCGTTAACGGAAATAAATGTTATGACAAATTTTGAAATAGTAAAACCATCCTAGTTACTGGGTTGGTTTTGCTATAAAATTAACGACAGCATATACTAGACCATCATTAAAACTCACCTGTGTACGTTTGTTTTTTGTACCATCAATTTGTTTACCTATTAAACTAAAAAGAGTAGATGAACCATTTGTTTTTGGTTTAACAATGTCACTAACTCTAGGACCAACACCAGAAATTTGATTAGCGTCGTTTGTAAGTTCCTTTAAAACCATATATTTCTCATCACCGGCGATGTCAATACTTAGGTTTTTAACTTTTTTTCCGTCCCACCACGAACCAGTTTTTTTAGGGTCTTGTTCCATTTTAGTTTTTGGTATAGAAAATTTAATCTCACCGTTGTAGTC